TTGTGAAATATCTACCACTCTAAACTTGGGTGGTGATCCGTGGCCAATCTATTTAAGTCCAAAAGAAAATGTAGGTATTCCAGATGATAAAAAAGGAATAACAGCAGCAAGTAATTCTAAAGGAATTAAAATAGATCTTAAACCAGGTGATATGTTAATTTATAAAGGTATGGAATTAGAGCATTGGCGAGAAGCTTTTGGTGGTGAAGATTGTGCTCAAGTTTTTTTACATTATAATAAAATTTCAAAAGAAGCTGAAAAAAATAAGTTTGATAAAAGACCACATTTAGGATTACCAGATTTTTTTAAAAAATGAATTTAGTAAATGATATACCAATAACTAGCGGTGGAATATTTATTTATAATTTAAATATTAGTAAAGATTACAAAAAATATTACACGTCTTTAAAATATGATAGTGACCCTGATTCACAACAAAGTAAAGATAAATCTGTTTTGAAAAATCTTTCAGAAATAGAAAAAGAAATTAATTTAGCTTGCTGTCATTTTATAAAAGAAATTTTACATATGGAATGTGATTATTTTATATTTAATTCTTGGTTTACTTTAACTAAACCTAAAAAAGAATCACATAGCCATATTCATAGTAATTCTTGGTTATCAGGTGTATATTATCCAGAAGAACATAAGGGTTTTAATATTAGATTCTATAATGATAATATTAATGTTTTTTATACTGATGTAAAAAGTTATAATATATACAACACTAAATATTGGACAATAACTCCTAAAAAAAATCAATTAGTCTTATTTCACAGTGGCATTAGACATAAAATAATTAAAAATGAATCTAATAAAAATAGATACTCCTTAGCTTTTAATCTTTTACCAAAAGGAGTTTTTGGTTTTTTAGATAGTAAAGTTAATTTTAAATTTTAATTGTGTAATTTATTTAAATAATCAAATAAAGAAGGAACTTTTTTTATAAGAGTGTCCCAATGTTCTTTTTTAGCATTTAATTTATCCACGGTGTTTTTAAAAAGTTCATTTACTATTTTATCTTCTTTAAAATAGTTTGCGTGTTTAATAGCCACTATATCAGTAGGAGCATAATTGTTACCAGCACAAATTGCACTTAAACCTAAAGTTGGCTCAAATTTAAAGTTGTGAAATTTATCATATATAGTTCTGTGTAAAGTGTTTGCTAAAACAGGATTTAATTTAAATAAATTTTCATCCCAAGTTTTATTAAAATTATGTTTCCAATAAGGAGTATCAGTTCTTTGTGATAAAGCATAATGTAATGCTACAAAAGAAGCAAAATTATAAAAAATATGTCTACAAGCAGTGCTAAATCCGTCCTTATCATATTGATTTACGTTTCCACGTTTAAGAGTACGACATAGATAATATAAAAATTCGTGTACGGAAAACAACCCATTGCTTTCTAACGGTTCTATAAATCCCGCAGATAGTCCAATTGCACATACGTTCTTAACCCATAATTTTTCATAAATCCCTACTCTCATTTTAATATTTTTAAAATCTCCTTCTTTAACTTTTAAATATTTTTTAAATTCTTTTAACGCATTTTCATCAGATACAAATTTAGATGAGTATACATACCCAGTTCCAATACGACTCCACAAAGGTATGTTCCATACCCAACCATTATTATATGCAGTACAATTAGTATAAGAAACTAATTCTTTTCTTTTATTTTTATATGGTATTCTTGTTGCCCAAGCTGAATCATTCGGTAAAAGATCTGTTAAACTTTCAAATGGCACATTCATTTTACTAAATAACTGTGCTTTAAATCCAGTGCAATCAATAAATAAATCTGCCTTATATTTATTATTTAAATTAGCTATACCATCTTCATTTAAATTAATTGTTTTAATTTCTTCTTTAATGTGTTTGACCCCATTAGGTATACAAATATGATCTCTTAACCAAATTCCAAATTTAGTGGCATCAAAATGAAAAGCAGTGTCTTTGTCATAGGTAAAGTCTAAACCATTTATAGGTTGGTCTGTACATTTATTTTTATTTACTAATGACATAATTGGATAAGTGTGGTCTGCATAATCAGAACAAGGTGTTTTAGGATATAACATTTTTTTAAACCACCAATCATTTAATTCAAATGAGTTTCCATTTAAATCAGGTAACCCAAACGGATAATGAAAAGTTTCACCTATTTTTGAAAAATCAGTGAATTTAATACTCATTTTTATACTAGCATCAGTATGAGGAATAAATTGTTTATCCTCTAATCCTATTAGAGCACACCATTGACGAATTTGACCAATAGTGCTTTCTCCAACTCCAACAGTAGCAATATTAGGAGATTCTATTAAGGTAATGTTTTTTTCTGGAAAAACTTTTATTAAAGTAGCTGCTGTCATCCATCCAGCAGAACCACCTCCAATAATTATTATTTTATTCATATTATTTTATAATATTAAAATTAATAGCTAAACTTATTCTCTCACATTTACTTTTAAAAGAATTAACAGAATGATTAAGAGTATGAGGAAACATATAAAAATCACCTACTTCAGGAAAATAATGTTTTTGAGAAATATAACCACGAACCATTGGGCCAAAAATAAAATTTATTGATCCTGGTTTAGAATAGTTATTTATTGCTTTTATAGATTCTTGTTTTAAAATTTTAGGTATATTTAAATATATAACCGAAGAAAAATCACAACCCGTGTGTATATGAGGAGGATTACATTCTCCTTCTTTCATATAATTAACCCAAGCGTCTACTATGACAATATCTTTAACATCATCATCATACCATTTTTGGTATGCATCTTTAAAAGCAAAAAGATAAGGTGTTAAGATATTTATTAATTTATTATGATCCTTTATTTCATATTCGTCTTTAATAAGACCAGCTAATCTTTTTCTCATATCAAGTTTTTTGTTTTTTACACACGTTTGTAAAAGACTTTTAATTTCTTGTGGCTTTATTTTTGTTTTAAATAAAAGAGGGCCGTTGTAAATTATTTCATACTTCATACTATTTTATATAGTTTAAATTAAGAATGACTCTAGTTTCTTTATCAGTGCAAGTTGTTCCCGTATGTTGTAAATGACCATTAAACTCTACGTATTTATTTCTTTCACTTTTAACAATTGTTCCATTTTTAAATTTTGTATAACCATTATTATTATTTAAATAAAATATACCAGTAGTATATTTTTTAGACTTAGTACTAATATCAATGTGCATACCATGTTCAATTTTTTTATGACTTTTCAATAATAAATTAGCCTTTGCTCTTAATAAAGAAAGCCATTTAATCTTTTTTTTAAAACAGTCAATTATATGTATATATGATGAAGATATAATTTGATCATCTTCATAAAAAGTATGGGCTAATTGAAAGTTATAATCTTTAGCAGATATTAATTTATCTGGTAAAACAGGCCCATAATACCAAGGAAAACCATTATTAGCCATAACTCCTTCAACTATGTTAAATTCTTTTTCTGATAAAAAGTTTTTATATATTTTCATTTATGACTTTATATTTATGACATTGAATAATAACATTTATTATATATAAATCAACTATGATAATAGAAAGATTTGCTAAATATTTAACTAATATCGAATATCCAAAAGAAAAAACATCTTGGCATATAGCTGGAATTATAAAAGGACAAAATGCTTTTTATAAATTTGATGTTAGAGGTAGAACAAAGGAATCAGAAAATAGAGCATATAAAACAGGTTATTTAAATACACAGGCAGATAAGATGGTTTTTGAATATATTGATCAATGGATTATATTAGACATACAAGAACTTAACAAATACATAAAAGAAACTAGTCTTAAAGATTTAGAGTTAAATAGTTTGCTATCCAAGCTAGAATGGACTATATTTTTGGCAAAAAATTAGATATAGTGGTTTATTATGTTACAAAAATTGAATTTTAAACCAGGTTTTAATAAACAAGCTACAGCATCAGGAGCAGAAGCACAATGGATCGATGGTGATTTTGTTCGTTTTAGATATGGCTTACCTGAAAAAATAGGTGGTTGGAGACAACTAACTATTGCTAATAAAACATTACCTGGTGTTGCTAGAGCCCAGCATACCTGGACAGCTATCAGTGGTGAGAAGTATGCAGCTATTGGAACACACAAAGGTTTATTTTTATTTTATGGAGATGCGTTCTATGACATCACTCCATTAGATACAGCTATTACATCTTGTACATTTTCATCTACAACAGGTTCAGCAACTTTAACTGTTAATAAAACATCTCACAATTTAGCTGTTGGAGACTACTTTACATTTAGTTCTACATCATTACCTGGTGGTGGAGAGACAGGATATACAACAGCTGATTTTAATGATATTGCATATGAAGTAATTACAGTTCCAAATGCAAATTCATTTACAGTTACTATGGCATCAAATGAAACAGGTTCAGGAATGTCGGCTCAAGGATCAGTATCTGTTAATCCATATGTTACAGTTGGTCCAGCTTTTCAAACACCTGGTTATGGTTGGGGCACATATTTATTTGGTGATTCAACTTGGGGAACAGCAAGAACAGTATCTGATGTAATTTTATCTCCAGGACAATGGTCATTAGATAACTTTGGACAAATATTAATTGCAACTATTGCAGATGGTAAAA